GGTCTAACGCGCTCTCTAAGGTCGGCAGGTCGCCTAGTGTCCACTGCTTGACGAGCCCGACGATGAGCTGCGCCTGGTACCCGTCAAGGTTGCCCTGGTCTTCGTCGGTGATGTCGGCGAAGACGGTCCACGTCTTTGGGTCCTTGTCGTCGAACCCGAGGCTGGCAAGCTTGGCGGCGGTGCCAGCGGCTCTCATGTAGGCACGCGAGATGGCGCGGTTGACCCGTTCGCTCACCTCGTCTCGGCTCATGATGACGGCTGACTGATTGTTTGGCAGTGGAACGATTGGCACTGTTTTTCCCTTTTCTGTGGTGTTTAGTAGGCGGTTGAAAAGTTGTTGACGAAGGTGGCCTGAATTGGTGCGTAGCCGGTGCTGGAGTCGGTTGTGTTGGCGTTCGCCGTGAACTCGACTTCCAATTCAGTGTATTCCTTACCCCGTGTGCGCTTGATGGAGTGGATCTGCGCAGCCGACATGGTGAAGTTCACCGAGTGCTGGGTTCCGCCCGTCGCGTCGTTGGGGTCGGTCAGGGTGATGCTGATGGCCTCGGGCGATCGGGTCAGACCGTAGGCTCCCGATCCGGTGGAGAACACGTCGGCGTTCGAGTTGACGATAAACGTCAGCTTGCCGGTGACCTCGATGGGGCCGGCAAAGGTGTCGTAGGGCGCCTGCGAGCCGAGGGTAAAGATGGCCTGCGTCTTCCTCGCGATGTTGATCTCGCCGGTGCTCACGTTGGTGTAGGAAGTGCCGCCGATCGTAATCGCCGTGTCCCATGCTGGGATGAGGTGCTCGGTGCTCAGGCTCTGCGTGGCGAACACCGTTGGCGCGCTCGTGTAGGAGGTGTAAGGGTTGGCGAGGTACTTGACCGTGGCCTCGGCAGCTGCTTCCGCGCCGAACGAGATGGCGAGGGTGTCGGCTTGCGAGTTGGTCGTGGTGAAGTAGTTGGCGCCATCGAAATCCAAGATGGAGTAGGACGGTGGCTGCGAGCCGGTGCTTGGTGAGTTGAGCACCTTGATCTTGTGGGTGTAGGGACCCGAGCCGGTCAGCGTGTCGGCGCTTCCCAAGATGGAGCGGACCAGCGTGGGGAAGGTGTCGGCAAACAGAAAAGTCTTGAATTCAAATTCATCGTGCCGTACTCCCTGAACCTGGTCATACACGGTCGTCGGTGATCCGCGCAGTGCCTCGTCGCGTAGGAACATCTGCTGCGGTGTGATCTGCGGCGATGTGACCGGAATCCAGTAGACGCTGCCTGCGGTGGGCAGCGTGCCGGGCGTGGTCTCTACGACCATGCCGAGGTAACTATTGGCTGTTAAGAAGGCGTTGTTTGCCATGTCTGTTCCTTAGTTGGTAGGGGTTGATGCTGGGGCGGTGGTTGCGTCCGTCGCAGGGGCTTCTGGGGCGGTCTGTGGAGCTGCTGGTGCAGGCGCTGCTGGCGTGTTGGCGGTCCAACGTCCGTCGCCTGGGTCGGTGTCGAGCGTCGTGACGTTTGGTATCGCGACGAGGACGTTCCCCTCTGCGTCAAGCAGGTTTGGGTAGATGCGCTCTTCCGTGTCGGTAAATGTAAATGGCATGGCCGCTCCTTACGAGGCGTAGGTGTTGCTCGGGGTGATTTCGATAATGCGCGTGCGGACCGTTGAGACCACTTGCGTGACGCTCGCCGCTCCGTTGATTTGGCGTGGGTAGTACGACACCACGTCGATGTCGCTGCCTCCTGCTGTGCCGCCTTCCCCCCACTGGAAGATGGGGCCGTTGCCTCCGCAGTTCTTGGAGGCGCGGATGGCGTTCGTGAACGAGTCGAGGAACTCTTCCGCGTCGACGCCGGCGTCCTCGGTCTTGCGCTTGTTAGAGCGGAAGATGCAGGTGAAGACGACCTCATAGGTGATCTCTTTGCCGCCTCCTGTGGGGCCGGTGAGCTCGATGCGGCGCTCGCTCTGCGTCTCGATGTATGGGTAGACGATGCAGCCTTGCTGGTGGCCGGGGTCTTGTCCTTCGTAGAACTCGCCCTCGGGTGTGAACTTGGCGGGGAAGTTCTTGACCTCTGAGAGGTAGGTGATGCCGGCGTTCTGCAGGTAGTTGATGAACTGGTTGCGGACCGTGGTGCGGCTCACTGGCGACCGCCGATGACCTTGAACGGTTCGAGTAGGTCGTACGCCTGCATCTCGTCCTCTTGGCTTGATTGCGTGCGCGAGCTCACGGCGGCCGGCTCACCGATCTCGTTGATGACGAGGCCGCCTTCTCCGCGCTCTTTAACGAGGGCGACGACGAAGTGGATAACGGCTTGCTTGACCGCTGCCGGCATGGTCGAGGTGTTGACCCCGACGCCGTGGTTGTAGAGCGTCCCTGCGGTGAGGGTGATGGTCGTGCCGGACACTGCCGAGACCTTGAGTACCTCGTCGTTCATGCCGTCCCAGATGGTGAAGGTCATGCCGGGGTAAAGGCCGGTGGTGTCGGTAACGCTGAGCGTGGTTGCTCCCGCCACCGCGTTTGCAATCAGGAACGAATTAAACCAGCCGTTGACGTAGGTGTATTGGCACCACATGTTCTGCTGGTATCCCCAGCGCCCGCCGGCGATGCCGAGGCTGCCGAAGTAGAGGCCGAGCGTGCTCGGGCTGGTGAGGGTGAACTGGTCTCGGTCGATGGCGACGTTGCTTGAGCTCAGGGCGATCTCCGCGAGCCCGTCTCCTGGTCCCCAGCCCACTTGGATGTCGGTCACTTCTACGATCGGCGTGAACGAGGGCGAGAAGACGAGGTTGCCGTTTCGATCTGGTCGGTACCAGCCGTTCTCGGTGTTGCTCGTGGCGTTGAGCGTGCCCAGCCGTCCGTAGCAGTAGATGTCGGCCTTCGAGCTGGCGCGCTTGATGAGCTCGAGGAGGGCGCGGTCTTGTGCTACTTGGCTGGCGTTCTCGATGAGGTTGGAGAAGTCAATGGCCGAGGCGGTGGGGCTGAACTTGACCTCCGTCAATGAGACGTAGGGCTCGATGATGCCCTCTGTTTGGAAGAATGGGGCAACGACCATTAGTTCTCCTCTTTCAGGTCGGTGCCGCCGCACTTGCCGCAGCGGTCTTTGATGAGTGCGTTGAATCCGCAGCCCTGGCAGATGTAGCCCTGCTTGACGTGGCGGAAGTTGGTGCCGGCGATTGCGAAGTCGCCGGTCTTGACGAGAGCTCGAGCGGTGGCTCCTTCGACGTGGAAGGTGCCGTCTTTCTGCTGTGGGATCACGGCGCCGTCATTGACGGTGACCTCTTTTAGATTGCGATCAGATCCGACGAGGCGCATGCCTTCTCCTTTGCTCGAGGGGAGGGGAGCGCGGCTGGGGGAAAGGGGAGGAAACCCCAGCCGCGCTCAACCCTCGGTGCTAGTCCTTCGCGCCGGTGGCGGGCGATGGTCCTAGCGACTGGTGGGCTTTATCAGCCCGTGATGCCGGTGATGATTCCGGACCACGCTGGTGCGCGGAAGGCAACGGTGCCGTAGGTGTACGACGAAATGTCATAGGTAAAGCCGATTTGTGGCCATTCCAAAATCAAACTGTCAACGACATTGTGGACCTCAACAGTTTGCGCGACGCCGGAGTCGGGGAACGGCAACTGCTTCTGGTGGATGAGCATCGTACCTGCAGGGATGAAGCGGTGCGTCACGAGGTCGAGCATGGTGCCCGTCGCTTCGTTGGCAACGCCGGTCACCATTGCGCCGATGTTCACACCGTCGCTACCAGTCTGGTAGTTGAAGCGGTACGAGGTGCTCGACTGCTGGCTCTGGAGGGCCTTCGACAAGGCGCGGCGAACGTTTGCGCTGACGAAGATGACCTCGGGGTCGGCCATCGTGGAGTTGTAGAGGCTGACCAGTGCGTCCTGGATCAAGCCACCGGGCTCGCTCTGCGAGGCGATGGTGTTGTTGAACTGAGCCTGGTAGCCACCCGACGAAGCGAACGTCGAGACGAAGCCGTCGTAGCCGGTGCCCGAGTTGGCGCCTGCGGCGTAGGTGTTGTAGGAGCCGTCCGTTGAGGGGTAGGTTCCCGAGATGGCGGCGAAGGTCAGACCCGTCACGCCCGAGGCCAGCGAAGGCGTCGTGGCCTTGTAGGTGGTTGAGCCGACGACGACGTAGACGTTGACCGCCACGGCGCCGAAGGGAGCGGTGCCGGTCCATGAGACCGAGACGCCCTTACCGGCGGTCGCGTTGGTAACGGTGCCGGCGCTCACGCCAGCGGTCTCGCCGTAGGCGGACGACAGGGTGATGTAGACCGCCGAGCTCGAGGTGGCAGGCAAGCCTGAACCCGTCCCGTCGTTGGCTGCGGTAACCGAGGTCAAGGCCGAGGTGGGCAGCGCGGTGGAGACCGCGTTCATGAGGTTGCGCTCTTCCGCGAGGAAGTGGGACCAAATCAAACTCGTGTGTGAGAGCTGGCGAAGGTCCTGGTAGCCCTGACCGGCAAATTCGGCCTGGAGTGCAACGCTGTCTGAGAGGCCCTGCTCCACGAACGACTTGACGATCTTGTCGGCTCCGTAGGCGATGAGCGATGGGCGGTTCAGGCTGACGCCACCGAACGAGGTGCTCGCGGTGTTGCTGTTGAAGAAGGACGAAATGTTGCCCACGCCACCGACGCCGGCGTTGGAGAGGCCGGTGATGCGACGGAACTCAAGCGCCTGGCCCTGTGCCTTGATGCGGGCGGTGGAATTGCGCAGGTACAATTCCTTCGGGATAAGCAAACTGAGGACCGGGTCCAAATCATAAGGCACCAAACCGCTGACGCCGGAAACCGTCGAGTTAAGCGGGTTGGTCAAGGTCCATTCGGAGCCGGCCTTTGTGATGTCGGCGAGGCCGTCGAGCGACGACTGCACGGCTGCGAGCTGATCGCCCGAGACCGACTTCGTGATCTCATTGGTCAGCTCTTCGAGGCGCGAGGCGGTCGAGGCGGACTTCTGAATTCCACGAGTGGGGTCGAACGAAATCTCGCCGCGGCGCGATGCGTTGATGGTTGAGGAGTGGACGGTGCTAAGGGCTGACTTGTAAGCCTCAAAGCGCTTGACCTGCTCGTCGGCTGGGAGGCCGTGGAAGAGCTGGTCAAGGGAGGGAGCGGCGAGTGCCATTCTGGTTCCTTTGGTTGTGGGTTAGAGGTTTGCTTCAAGTGACTCGGCGGTTGCCAAGTACTGGTTCTTGAGCGCGGGGTCGGTCATGCGCTTGGCCAAGTTGCGGAGGCGTTGTGCCTCCACTTGGTTAGCGAGGACCGCTGATGACTTGCTGGTTTGCTCGCGGGTGGCGCGGAGTGCCGGTCCACCTGGGGCTGCCATTGACTTCACCTCTTCGAGCGCGGCCTTTAGGAGTTCGATCTCCTCTGTTGCCTTGCTCAATTCGGCCTTCGCCGTCATGACTTCTTCAAGGCCCAGCGCCTTGACGATTTCGTTGCGCAGTTCCGACTTCACCTCTGGGGTGGCGGTCTCCGCGCTTGCGTTCTTGATCAGGTCGGCGCTGATGCCGAGTCCGATGTATGCCATTGTGTCTCCTGTGCTGTCGTCGTTGTCCCACCCGGTGAATGGGGCGGCTGTTTCGTTTTCGCTTGCTTCGTCGGTCCACCAGCAAAGGAACCACTCGAGGGTGCATAGC